AGCGCAAACTAGAACAACTCATAAACAGAAGGGTGGAGATGGCTTATGAAAGAATGGTTGAAAAAGCTAGAAGCGTACACTAGTTTTTCTATACTTGGGTTCACTATTTTTATTTGTCTAATAGTTATAGTTGTAAATTGTAAATATATCATTAAACTAGAAAACACTATTGACACAATGTGGCACGAGATAGAACAGGTGAAGGAGACTAATATTAGTTTATACCAATTTATCGAGGAACACAAAAATGACTTTGATTAAGGAAAACAATAAGGTGAGAAAAGAAATCCCTAACAGGATGATGAGTGCAACTTTCGCTCTACCGATCGATGGTAGACGGGTTGTCGGCATTGTTAATTACACAGCGACAGACTCTGGGTTAATGCCTCTTGCCTTTTGGATAAAACTCAAACCAACAGATTCTTATTTAGATAGAGAACTACGTGCAAGCGGCAAACTTATATCTAGGTGCCTACAACACGGTGAGTCATTAAAAGAACTAGTCGACACACTATCACAGGACAATGTGATTGGTCAGATGGCGAACTATCTACACAAGAATATGGAAGATATAATTATGGGCAAGCAGCCGGAAAAGAAACAACGTGAGTTGTCTACTGATCCGTATGCAATGAAGGAGTAACTATGGCAAAAGACGGCAAACACTATCCATCTAAAAAGTTTAAAGAAAACTTTGATGAAATATTTAGACCAGCACACTTAACAGATGCTGATGTTGAATATATTAAGGAACACACTGAACGAGTGTTTAATTTAAAACAAAAAGAAGAAGACAGAATTAAACAAATGGAACGGTTGAACGAGAAAGAATTGCAAGAATGTTTGACGAAATAGAAATAGAATGGATACCAGAAGATACGGGAGCACCGTACGAGGTAGACATGAACGCTGTAGAAGCTGATACACCAGCACACATCGTAGATAAATGGTGTAAAGAAAAATATGGACACACAAATTGGGCGCGTATGGGGGTAATGTCGCCGGAAGATTTATTAGGTAACCCCCACGATTTTGATTTTGACGAGGGGATAATATATTTTAAGAATGCTCATTTGGTATGAGGCAGGTTCATAAGTATGCTTATCCCAGTTCTACTAGAGCTAGTATTAAAGGTCTGCGACACTATTCTCTTGCAGGCGATATTCACGGACAGCGCTTACCATCGGTCACGACGGTTCTTGGCCAAACTCAGCCAAAAGATAAAGCAGATTCTCTTCAACGATGGCGAGACAAAGTAGGTGTTGAGGAAGCTAAGCGAATCACACAAGAAGCCGCGGCGCGCGGTACGGCGATGCATTTGTACCTGGAGAAGTATTGTCTAGGTGAAGGGTACTTGGATTTAACGGACGTTGGTAATCAAGCCAAGCATATGGCAGAAAAGATCGTGGACCGCGGGATTGATAACAGACTTACAGAGATATACGGAAACGAGGCTACGCTTTATTATCCAGGATTATACGCAGGGTCAGTCGATTTAGTTGGACAACACGACGGATCTATGGCTATCATTGACTTCAAGCAGACAAATAAACCAAAACAGCGAGAATGGATTGGCGATTATTTTCTGCAGATGGCGGCGTATGGTATGGCTCATGATGCAGTTTACGGTACAACAATTGAGAAAGGGGTGATTTTGATGTGCTCAAAGGACCTTTACTATCAGGAGTTTACGATAGAAGGTGAGGAGTACAAGCAAGCTAAACATGACTTCCTACGTCGCCTCGACCAATTTTACAAGGAAAACGGATAATGTATTTCGTTATTACAATATATTTACTAGTAGCGGGGACCGACGAAGCAGTGCTAAAAGAGTACACAGCAAAATCTTTTAGAGATACTTGGCAATGTCATAGTTTTGTGCATAGAAACAAGATGGAGTTATTAACACCACACATAATTAAATACGGAGATGATTTAAAAAGCTGGGAAATATTCTGTGAGTCAAGATATTTGAAAGATTTGAAAGAAGCATGATAGGCTGTGCTATAGTGGAGATTAGACCCAACGATGTTTATTTTGTACGAACTTGCAGAACAGGCGGTAACGGTGGTAATTGAGGTAAAGTTATGATTTTATTGAATAAACAGTCTACCAGAGGTCTACCACGTTGTTTTTTCAGTGGTAGAGTATATCAATTTTTGGCAGTTTTACGTTCTAACCCGTGCGAGAGGGGTAGTTGTGTCAAATTTCTGACACTAGGGGGTCAAATCTCTACTATATAGGAGAATAGAATGATTAGAAAGAAGCAGACAATAACAGAAGCACACGAAGTACCAGCAAATGGCAGACCTACTGAAGTTAAGGTTGGCTATAGAACTATAAAAATTAAGTATGTAAACCCTAGTTTTGTATTGGATGATATGACAGACAGCTACGGTGAGTACCGGGCCAGAGAAGGTGTTATATACATTCAGGATGCTTTGGTCCCTCAAGAACGTTGCAACACCACATGGCATGAAATACTACATGCTGTAGTGTATATATCTAGTCTTAATCAGGCAAATGGTCCTTTAAAAGAGGATGATGCAGAAGAATTAGTGGTAAACACTATCAGTAATTTTATGATGGGTGTGTATAGAGACAATCCCTGGTTGTTAGACATGCTTAAAAAACATTTAAATGAAATCGATAACTGAAGATATACTTGATTGGTCCAAAAACTATATAGAACAGCCAAATGAGGCTTTGGGCAACGTTCCTGTATGCCCATATGCAAAAAAAGCTAGAGAAACCAAAGCACTAAAGATCCTGGAAGTAACAGATCATAAGAAACTTATAGATAGTATTGTAGAAGGCACAGAACTTATTAAAGATCCCGACACAGACATAGTAATTGTAGGTTGCAGCGACATAGAAATCACAGTTGATGAGCTGAATGCTACAATACATGCCTACAATGTAATATTTGTGCCTCAGGATATATACCTGATGGCATCTCATCCCTACGACGATGAGGAAGATGAGCCCGTAGAATTTTTAGATACAGGTGACTGGGAGCCAGCCAATGAGTTCTTGATGGTGCTAATACAAAATTTTGATAAATTAGAAAAGGCTAGTGACATGATGAATAAAAAAGGATATTATTCGGCATGGCCTCGTGACTATTACGAGGGCACAGTTTTAAAACGACAATCTTATAGGAGATATAGACATGGCTGATTTAAAAAAAGTTGATAAAAAGAAAAATCCAGGGTTAGCAAAACTTCCAAAAGGAGTTCGTAACAAAATGGGTTTTATGAAACGTGGTGGTAAAGTTAAAAAGAAACGTGCTAAAGCTATGGGCGGTGGCATGATGAAAAAACGTGCTAAAGCTACGGGCGGTGGTATGATGAAAAAACGTGCTAAAGCTATGGGCGGTGGCATGATGAAAAAACGTGCTAAAGCTATGGGCGGCGGCAGGATGAAAAAAAGAATGAAACGCGGTGGCAAGGCTAAGTAATGGCAGGCCCAGGTTTATACGCAAACATTGCAGCAAAAAGACGTAGAATTAAAGCTGGTTCTGGTGAGAAGATGCGAAAAAAAGGATCTAAAGGTGCACCAACAGCAGCAAATTTTAAAAGAGCGGCAAAAACAGCGAGGAGTAGGTAGTGACTAAACTTTGTCCAAGAGGAAAAGCAGCAGCTAAAAGAAAGTTTGATGTATACCCATCAGCTTATGCAAACGCATACGCATCTAAAATCTGTGCTGGTAAAATTAAAGACCCTTCTGGAAAAAAGAGAAAAGATTTTAAAGGACCTAAACCAATGAACAAAGGTGGTTTTGTTGCAAGAGGTTGTGGAGCTATCATGTCTAACAGAAAAAAGAAAACTAGGTTTGCTTAAATGGCCAGCCGTAATGGACTAGATAAATGGTTCAAGCAGGACTGGGTAGATATTGGAGCTAAGAAAAAAGGCGGGGGTTTCAAAAAATGTGGAAGAAAGTCAGCCAAAGGCAGCAAAAGAAAATACCCTAAGTGTGTGCCTGCTGCAAAAGCAGCTAGCATGTCAGAGGGACAAAGACGTTCTGCTGTGTCAAGAAAAAGATCAAAAGCACAGGGTGTTGGTGGTAAACCTACAAATGTAGCTACGTTTGCAAAAAGAAAAAAAGCAGCTAACGGTGGGTACATGGGCAGTTTTATAGATTTATCTGTTCCTGGTGGTGGTAGGGTTGGAAATCCTAGTTACAAAAAATATTATAAGGGGATGATTTAATGGCAACAAGCAGGGGGAATATACCTAAGACCACTACTGGTAAAGGTGCAAACTACAGACCTACAAAAGCAGGTGCTGGTATGACACGTAAAGGTGTTGCAGCCTACAGACGTGCAAACCCTGGTAGTAAATTAAAAACAGCTGTAACAGGCAAAGTTAAAAAAGGTAGTAAAGCTGCAAAAAGACGTAAATCTTATTGTGCACGATCACTTGGCCAGTTAAAAAGATCATCAGCAAAAACAAGAAACGATCCTAATTCTAGAATTAGACAAGCACGTAGAAGATGGAAGTGTTAAATGTGTAAAAATTGTGGACATAGTTGTCACTGTTCTAATGGTAGTAGTTGCACTAGTTGTGGTTGTCACAACTGTGAGCATGATGATAAACTAAAAGAACAATATAGTGAGGTAGCATGAAGCTATCGGAATCCACAAGCATCAGTATGCCGGCCAAGAATCTTTTGGCCATCTTAGCAGCCGTGGCTGTCGGCACTATGAGCTTTTTCTCAATACAGGAAAGATTAAATACTTTGGAAACAAATCAACAGTTAATGGCACAAGACATGGAAGCTGCTAATGATTTTATTGACGGAGTCCCCAAGGGCACCATGGTCAGTCCACAAGTAAACGAGCTCTACATGTTGGTGGAGTGGCTCAGCAAAACACAGGAAGAACTTCGTACACACGTTAATGCGGAAATACCAGAGATTGCAAAACTAAACATGCAATTACAATTTATTGAAGAACGTATGATTGATGTAGAAACATTAATTGATAAACTTAGAGCAAACGGAACATCACATGATTGAAACATTATTTGCAGTATTATTGATAACTAATGGCTCCATAATAGAGACAGTGCCGACTGAGGGAATGGCTGATTGTTTGAAGACCAAACGCATAGCCATGCAAAACATAGGACCGGAACAAGAGGGAGTCTATATGCAGTGCGTGCAGGTTGAGGCCGAAGTAGAGATTGACATGGGGAGAAAAAGAATTGTCAAAATACTTACAGAAAATCCGGGATAAATACATTACCGTAGACAATGCAGTTGATACAGGAGTTGACGTGGCACTTGTTTTGTTCAACGTTACACCTAGTCCAATACTAATTGTGATGCGTGTAATAAGATGGTTTCTAAATGAATTTGTAATTAATCACATAAAAAGATTTATCAAATACATAATAAAACGTTTCATAAAAAACTTGTAATCACAAGTAAATTTACTTATATTTACAGCCATGGGATTACCCAAACTATTAACTGAACAGCAAAAGAAATTTGCGGAACTACTGGTATATAATGAGGGACGTAAGACACCTACTGAATGTGCTAAAGAAGCAGGCTATGCAGAAGGCTCGTGCCATGTACGGGCATCTGAACTTCGTAATCCCAATAAGTTTCCGCTCGTTGTCAAATACATTGGTGAGCTCAGATCAGAGGTACAGAAAAAGTACGAGGTTAGCTTTGAACGTCACATCACAGAACTCGGTCGTATACGCCAAGAAGCTCTTGCAAAGGGAGCTTTCTCGGCAGCTACAAATGCGGAGGTTGCGCGAGGCAAAGCAGCAGGACTATACATCGAACAGAAAATAATCAGAACAGGTAAACTAGAAGACATGTCTATCGAAGACTTGGAAGCTAAGATGAAAAAGATATACCAAGAGAATGAAGTATTGATAAAAGGAGACTACACTCTCGTCGATGAAAAAAGCTAAATCATATCAAGAACACACTGCAGGTCCAAAGAAGCGGACATCAATAGGGAATAGCATACGCTCACGTCCCAAGAATAAACATAAACGTAGAAGTTACAAAAAATACAGAGGTCAAGGAAAAAGAAGATGAGTAAAATAATAAACATAGGTGAGTACAGTCCAACAATTAAAAAGTTAAAATCAGGGCGTCTTACATACAGCGTGCAAATGTTGTTACAAATACTACAGAACTTTGCAAAGAGTCCTGAAGGTGCTGGTGCTGGCGTTATGTTGGTGCTACCAGATGGTCGTAATCCAATGCAAAAAGAATTTAACATTAAAGAAATACAATTAGTCGAGAACAAAATAGTAGGTGCTGTAGAGAAGTATAGAGCTGTTATTTTGGTTGAGTAATTACTTTGAAAGAAGAATCAAAACTTTGGCAAAAAGTTAAGAAGAATACACCAGGAATTATATGGACACGTGTTGAATCTTGGGCATCTTTTGGCTTTCCTGATCTAGTTGGATACACTGTAAAGCATGGCTTTTTTACAGTTGAGCTAAAAGTAACGAAAAGTAATAAAGTTGCCATGTCACCACACCAAATAGCGTTCCATGTGACGCATCCCACGAAGACATTTATCTTGGTCCAGCCCCACGGTCAACGATCCGTGATACTTTGTCCAGGAACCATGGTCCGTGAGCTTGCGGACTCTGGCTTGAGCGCTTGCACGCTTGCGCCTGTGCCCTTTAGCTCGCTTGAGACCCAATTGCTTGCGCGCTTGTAGCCTAACGCTTGTTGCCTGACGCTTGAGCGCTGGCTGGTATGAAGGGATGGGGCCCGAAGGCCCCGGTTGATTAGTCGTCGTCGAAGGTGATTGGCGTCTCTTCGAAGTGGCGGTGGTCCAGCTCTTCGATGCGGCCCTTCAGGAGCTCTTTGTCTACCTGGAGCTTCTTCAGCTCGTGCTTGTATTCCCGGATAGTCTCGCGGTGCCCTTCCACCAGGATTTCCAGGTCCTCGATCTTGGTGTCGCGCTTCGCTACCATCTCCAGCAGTTTCTTGTTGTGCCGTGTCAGGTCCGTGAGCTCCGCCTCCATCTTCTGGACCTGAGCGCGCAGCGCATCTTCCAGCTCCGTGAACTCGCCTTTTACTAAGTTTAATGTCATAATTATCCTTTCTGTTATTTAATATCATGTTATCCCATATCCCGAGTCTTTTGTCAAGCTTGAATCCTTGCGCCCTTGCGTCTCGCTTGCGGCCCTTGCGCGCTTGCGCCTGTTAGTTTTACCTTTGTAATACCGAGCATGCGCAGCTGGCTCTTGCTCAGCGTGCGGCCTTTGTTTATATTCAAGAAGCTTTCAGGGCGCATC